CGTTTGAAGCCGTCGCTACTTCCAACGGTCCACTTTCCGGGGCCCACTTCGTATCCGTTTTTGACTTTAGTGCCCCACACCGCATTCGGGCCTCTGCCTTGGCGAGCCCAGCATTTGGCCCGGGAACAGTGATCATAGCGGCCCGGCGGGAGAATGATTGCAGCTTCCTCTGAGATGACGGTGGCGCGGGCAAGTCGGCAGAAGTCTTTGTCGTTTACGAAACGGTTAGCTTCTTCCAGTCTTTTCATGTCCGTGTTGTTTTCGCGGTAGCCCTTTTCAGGGGTCAGCTCTAAGCGCAGCAAACGGTCGGCAAGAGCTTCAGGGTTGGATTCCCGGCTAATTTCAGTGATGACTTTATCTAATTTAGACATAAAGGTAGTTTCCTTTCTTTTTGATGGCGTTGACCAGAGCCAGATTGCTTACCCCAATTTTAGAACAATTCTACTAGGGGCGGCAGGGATTCAGTTTTATGGATTGAACTCGTTCCTTGATGTTGACTATCAAAGAGCGCCTTCGTCGGCGTATTGTGCTGTCACCCTGGGAGTTCGAAGGCACTCCCTGCTGGGTGTGGGTCGGGGCTCAGGTGAAGGACCACTTTGAGAAGTGGTCCAACCCTCAGCCCTATGGGGTGATGGGCGTTGACGGCAGGTTGATGCGCACACACAGGCTGGCCTGGGAGGAGTACAGAGGGCCTATCCCGCCGGGCCTGGTCATTGACCACCTGTGCCGGGTGACCCTTTGCTGTAACCCCAAGCACCTTGAGCCCGTCACCCAGAAGGAGAACGTGGCCCGGGGCAACTCGGTGTGGCGTAACCAGCAGCGGGGCCGAGAGAGGACGCACTGCAAGCACGGGCATGACTTGATGGACCCGAGTAACGTCAGAGTGACGGACCAGGGCCGGATGTGCTTGACGTGCGCCCGTCTTCGGCTGCAGAAGTTCCGTGCTAAGTGAGTTGCCCACCGTGGAATTCCTCTTGCTTTAAGGGGAACACCTTGCCCGCTGCCACCACCTTGCGGGCGATGAGCACCAGCTTGGTCCTGGGCAGCGGGCAGTAGGCGTGGAAGCAATCGGGCAACTCGTGCACTAACTCTCGGAACTTGTCGTTAGATACGCGACTCTTGCGAGGTTGGGTAGGGTAGTTGACCAGGAGCCATCCGCCGTTGGCTACCATGGACCACGCATCTGCCAACACCTCGGCGAATTGCTCCGGCGTTTCTTGCACGTTGAGCACGTTGCTGAGGATCACCAGGTGGAAGTAGTCGTCAGGGTGTGCTGTCTTGGCCCGGATGCGGTCGATGATTGCAGTACCTGGATCTTTCGGCCCGTGCAGTGCGTTGGCCCCGATGTCATAGGGCATGTAGTTCTTAACCCGCTTGTATGCGGTGCTGAAGTGGATGGCTCGGACCATGCCCGTCTTGCCGCAACCGTAGTCCAAGATGCGAAGGTTATTTAGGACAGACAGCCCGCCCTGCCGGAGCATGAAGTCCAGGTGCTTGTAGCATAGCGCATTGTCGGCACACACCGCTCCGGCATATCGGGATGTGCGGTTCATGCGTTGGATCTGTTCGGGTGTGTAGTTCACGGCAGCTCAATCATCCCCTCGTAAGTGTAGTTGCACCCATGCTCACACATGAGGTCGGTGAGTTTCTTCTTGGTGAGAGGCGTAGCTCGGGTGACTTCCATCACTTCCCGGTGACTAGGCCACCCGCCCCCGCCCACACCAGGGGCCGGGTAGAGGTAGACGTGAGGCGGGTAGTAGGACCTACAGCCTACACCAGACCACCCGGTGTGACCTGGGACTTTGATGAGGGCCTTGGTGCAATCCTCGCTGACGGCCAGCACCTTGACCTTGTCTTTACCAACACCCCAGTCCATACCACGGAAGAATCCGTGGATAAGGTTGCGGCAGCGGATGTCTCTGTCTTCGGTTGTCATAGGACACGTAGCTCCTTCACTAATCTTGATACTGTCTTGCGGGCATTGCCGTGGCTGATGAAGCCGACGATGTGGCGGGGGCGCTTGACCCCACCGGGGCCGACGAGTTCCTGCTTCTGGCACAGCCCGCAGGATGCGCAGGTGATGTCATCTTGTAGCTGGGCGGGACAGGTCTTGACCAGGTTCCCTGCTGGCGTGCGCCAGCTATTCGGGCTACCCTCAGGGACAACCAGCACAGCCGGCATACCCATAGCCACCACCTTGTCAGCCTGTTCGGGGGTTTCACAACTGATGTTGATTGTGAATCCTTTTGACAATGCGCGCTTGATGATCTTCTGGTTGTCTTGAGCGCGCCAGTCAATGTCATTTTCAGGGATGACAGGGTAGTGGGTGTAGGTGAACCCTCTTCGGCCCTTGTTGGCTTGAATGATTTTCTCCAGGCTGGGCCAGTGAATCACCTGGTCTTGCCCATGAGAGAGCCCGGACTTGGGCAGGTCGCCGGCCTGGTTGTGGCGCCATAGTTGCTTGAACTTGAGGGACTTGATGGCCCCGCACAGTTCATCCAGGTTGAGCACGGACTTCTTGCCTTTGTCCACGCCCCGCCAATGCACAGCCAGGTTGCCGTACTTGGCATAGCAGCCCTTCTCCTTGAGCTTGCAAGTCGAAGGGCACGAGTCAGAACTCGTCGTTGTTACCGGTATTGCTCCTGTCTTAGAGTTCCCGCTAACTAAAGTCATGTGATAGTTGTGAGTGGACAAATAGTTGGCCCTCCTTGTGGGTTTTATGGTAACATACTTCAGGACCTATAAAAAGAAAGGGGCTTTAAGGTTGATGCCTCCTCCGGTTAAGGATCTTGTTGCTTGCTTAAAGCGTAGAATCGTTGAGTCTCCTTGGGATTTTCAGGGAACTCCTTGTTGGTGTTGGGTAGGGTACATAGAACAAGACGGTTACGGTCGCCACAAAGTACTGTACAAGAAACGTCAGGTTCACAGGCTTATGTATGAATTGTTGGTCGGTCCTATCCCCCCTGGGTTGCAGCTAGATCATCTTTGCCGAGTGCGGTCTTGTTGTAATCCCGCTCATCTTGAGCCAGTAACAGCTCAAGAAAATATCTTAAGAGGGCACACAGGCAAAGTGGGGGGCGCCCGCCAACGAGCTAAGACTCATTGCCCTCACGGGCATGAGTACACGCCTGAAAATACCTTCTATGTCGGAGCACATAAGGGCAGAGCTTGCAGGATATGTAAACGCCTTGGGTCTAAGCGCAGGTATCTCAAGCTCATCGCGGTACCTGGCACAGGTAGATGAGCAGGGCCGGCACAACCAGGAGCAGGAAGGCCCATTGGAAGAGATCCTTGGTGGTCCCGTCGACTACGGTTTCAGTCAGCCCTGCCTGGGTCAGGTTGCCGCAGCGATAGCAGGTGTGCGGGTGCTTGTCCGCACCCAGCCGGGTGGATTGTCCCGGGTGCTGAGTCATCCAGCACACCAGGCAGATGTGTTGCTTGCTCATATTTACCACCAGTCCCCTTCTGCGGATAGCAGTGTATCCAGGTCGTCTTCGGTGCAGGGTGCTTGTAGGTCCCTGTAGATAAGCGCCTGCCATTCCTCCAGCTCGAGAGGATTGGTTGCCAGGCTACCCTGCCAGGCAGTGAGCAGTTCGTCCGCCCACCGGGTGCATTGCAGGTCAGAGCACAGCCCGATGAGCGCCTTCTCGGCCAGGGCCTCTTGCTCAAGGGCTTTTTGCACGTTGCCCTTGAGCCGTTGCTGCCTAGCCCAAATGAATTGGTTGATGATTTTAGCGAACCGTTGGTGGTTCTCGTGGGTTGTGATTGTGGTTACCATCGTGACTTCTCAAAGGTCACACCGAATTTGCGCTGGTTGCGGGCCAGTTTATCCGACACGGGAGGGGTAGGCCAGGCCCAGTTTAACTGACCGGACTCGTTTCCACGAAGATACTCGCGAGCGGTCTTGGTGGCGTCGAGCACAGCCCGGGGAGCGTTGTCTTCGCTCCACTGGTTGCGTCCCTCGGTGATGAAGATGCGGCCGGCGACGGCCTGAACAATGTTATTGGACATAGTTGCCTCCTTTGAAAGTGTAGAAGATGGTTGCCGTGGGGCGGCTGAACTTGGTCTTGCCTGTGTCCCACCATTCCACGTATTTGTGGTGCTGTTCGCTTGCAGGCAGGTAGTTAATAAATACCCCTGTTTCTCGGGGCCAGATTTCAATGCCTCGGTCGCCGGCTTCGACCAACCCGACGGGCAGGTCAAGGGCGCGTGAGGTTGCGTGTGCAATGGGGCAGTACTGGCACACAGGTCCGTCTTCTAAGGCCGCTGCTTTCTCATCTTCGGCCGTGACCTCGATAAGAAAGCTAGCCGGCAGGGGCATGAAAGCCAGGGTGTCAATGTTATGAACTAGTTCCATTGTGAAAATCCTTCCCGCCGAAGATAAGGCTTGGTTGTTGCAGGTCGTCGGGCAGTAGGGCCAGCAAGGCTGCGATGCTATCGTTATCCGCCATTGAGGTATCCCTCGATCTCTTTGATGATTTCCTGGGCGTGGTGCCTGAAGATGCCCATATCCTCATAGCACATCAGGCCTCGCCGCCATTCGCGCAGCTTGGACCGGGGTATGGTGACGTCTTTGGTCACCCGTGCCTTCTTCATCAGGGTCAGACTGATCTTCATGGTGGTTACCTCTTTATGAGGGGTTGCCTGCAGTCCAATGCCCGGAGCAGGCGGCCGGGCTAAACTTTTACCTAGTAGTTGTCGCCTTTCAGGTAGGCGGGCATATCCACGATCCCTTGGGCGTATGCCGCCCCATAGGTCATGATAGGTTGAGGCACTTGCACCAGCACGTTTTTGTGAAACCAACTGGTCCCAGCGTTTTTGTAAAGCTCCGCCACTTGCAGCCGGGTGAGTTCCAAGAGCAGGGTTTCAACCTGTCCCTCGTCCTCGACGGGGCCGGCGTATTGTATAAAGAATTTCACTTATTCTTTACTCCTGTTCCTTTGCAGGCTGGGCAGGCCATCCACCGGCCACCAGCATGGGCACTTGGGTTGCCGTGAGCAGGGACCACGCCGCTGCCCTTACAAGGTTTGCACTGCACATTCGTTACCTCCGTTTATTTGTTGGGGTTGAAATCAGACCCTGACCGGAGTCGAACCGGCCACCCGATTGGCTTCCCTGGTATGCTTTCCCTGTCTGATTACTGTCTGCAGACCATTGGTCAGACTGCTACGCTGGTTAGGCGCAGAGTTCTCGGCATACCATTTCACCCTTCAAGCCGTAGACTGTCCACGAATTCCCTGTCTTGCGGGCTTGCAAGCTTACCACCACAGTAAGCGAGCACCTCAAAACCGGGTGTCTACCCAGGGCCATAACTGTTTGAAGCCTTTAGGCTTCTTCGAATGTTAGTTTATAACTATTGGACGCAGGGCGGGGCACTGGGTCACTTTACTGAGCGGACTCGTTTCCCTATGCTGTGGCGCTACGCTCGCCAGCATACCCTTGCAGTTATGAACTACCATTCGAACAAGCCTAAGCTTGTCTTCTCTCTATAAGAGAGAAATGAATCACCGAGACACAAGTTCCTTCAGGCAATTTCCGGGGGAGAAGGTCGTCCGCATCGGCTTGCGCCAGGCTGGCTCCTCGCCCCATCCCAAGTTGCTGCTGTCTTTGGATTGACAGCAACCCTTAGCTAGTTCCACTAACACTCGAAGTCTAGCGGAACTTGTGTCATTCCCAGGCACCTGTTCGGCAGTCACGTCACAGCAGGGGCAGTGTTCCCCTTGTTAGGCTATGCCTGGGTTACGAGTGTATTTGTATTGCCCCCACTAGAAGGGGCATACTTGAACCGGGCTACCCTTTAACCTGGGTGCAGGTTGGACTTACTTCGTTCAGTCTCTCTCGGTAGGGGGCACCTCGTGGAGGTGAGACCCGCACTACCTGCCCCCTCGCGGGGGGCGTCTGGCTCATCGGCCATAGTCTTACTATAGCAGGTCCACACACCGTGGATCATTTGAGCCTAGTAGGTTTGTACTATTTTTGAAAAATACTTATGAAAGAAAAAAGCCCCGGAGGATTCGCACCTCCGGGGCTTTAGCCAGGCAAGGGATACTAGGCGTGCACCCTCTCGGCAGGCCTGCGACCTGTCCAGACTCTGCCGACCTGGGTCTGCCCTGCGGCACGGGTCTTATCCGTGCCGAAGCCGGACGGGGAATCAATCTGGGACCAAAGCAACCTTTCGGCCGCTTCAATCAGAGCCTGCCTTTCCCGAGCAGCCAACTTGGCCTGGCGTTCCTTGTTCTTCTTCTCAATCCGGCAAGCCCGGATCTGTCTCTTCAGCCACCGGGTGGCCCGGTATAGTTCCCCCTTGGTCAGGGGTTCCGGGCCAGCGGATAAGCCAGTCAGTCTGGCCCCCTTCTTGGTTGCCCGACTGGCCTTCTCTGCGACCAGACGAGCCTTCTGCTCCTCGGCCCAGGCAACCAACTTCCTGGGATCCGTCCCACACTCGGCAGGGGCGGCAGCCAACAGGAGTCTTACCTCCTTGGGGGCCGTGGGCAGTTCCCGCTCCCCTGCCAGGGAGATCCCCATCCTCCTCTTCTCGGCCCGCCACAAGGGCAGGCTGTATCCTGAGCCCACCTCGGCTCGGGTCTCGTGGATCTTGGGAACCTCGTGCCCCCAAGTGAATCCCACCTTTCTCCCCTTCAGGTGGAGAACACCCTTCCCCTCGGGGAGAGGGAAGCAGGCAAAGCTTCCCTTCATCTCAACCCAGAGCCCCCCGGCCAATTCGCCGGGGCTCGAAGCCCCATAACCGATGAGCCCGACCTGTCCCAGAGGGACGGGGTGGAACTCTCCCATCTCCGGCCGTGCAACTTGCGGCAGGATTTTGACAGTGTATTTCTTCTCATTCCATTTGATACGTGGCCCCTGGATATTGGGCAGCACCTTCTCCGCCTTTCGGCCGGAGGGGAAACCCCCTAGGAAGTATTCACTCAGACAGATGGCCGAGACATCCCCTCGGCCGAGGTTCCCCTCTAGCACCTCTAACCAGAAGGGCCCCCCTCTCCATTCGTCCGAGATAACATCTCCTCCACGCAGGGGGGCAACGATCCAGTTAAGTGCCGCGAAGGCGGGCAGGGTCAGAAGGGCGGGGTTGGACGAAATGATCTGTGACATAGTGGCTGGGATCCTCTCAAGACGGCCCGCCTCAGGTGCGGGAACCGCTTCCTGACGCGTTCGTGAATTTTTCTGATATTCCATTTCGACGCGCCTAGTATATTGCGAGGGTTTTGGGTAGTAAGATACTACTACTCTAACTGTTAACTGTAATTGTAACTGTTAATGTGAATTATATTTATATTAATATGTGAAGATTCTTTATATTGATTATCTTTGTGCCACAACCTACGTTACCATCCGGAAGACGAGAAGAATCGATAGTTATGGCACACGGTATGATCCGATAGTTCTGGCACAATATTAATATGTGAAGATTCTTAATATAAAGATAATTCAAGTACGGGAGGATCCGATAGTTCTGGCACACGCTGGGGCCCCGGGAACTAGGTGACTCCTGTTCACCGGAACGCGCGTGCGGCCGAGCCCAAGGAGGAGTGCCGCCGAAGGGGGCATCTCTCACCCACCCCCCCGTAAACGGGATATAAAAAAGCACACACACCGCTTAACTATGAACTACGCACAACTAAAAGAGCACAAAAAAAGGGCCCCCGCCCCCCTAGTTATGAACTATGAGGTTGGCTTGTAAATTTCCCTCATGTTAGTACTTGTCCGGGAAGTCAGGATTTTTCAAGACCTCATCCCGCATCTTGTGAATTGTCTTCCAGTCGGTGGTGATGGTCCACTCCCGCTCATGGACTTTGGAGAAGAGAGTCATTGTGACCCGCTCCTGAGGAGGGATGCTGGTTTGGATATGAGGCATGATTTGCACAATGTGAGAGAGTCCGTGGCCTTCATCATAAAGGTAGTCGCCGATGCCCACCTTGTGGAAGGTGCTCAGGGTTTGGAGGGGTTGCCATTGCGCCTCTTCCTCCGACTGGCCAGCCTTCCAATAGTTCACAACACGGGCGTGAGATTCAATCAGCCGTAGCTCATGGTAAAGAGCGGGTCGTCCCCTCATGCCCTCAAACGTCCTTTCGGCCAGCTCTTGGGTCGCGCAGTCTAGAATTTCTTCCTTGCTTTCAGGGGTTCTTTTGATAACGAGGTAATGTTTGGTCATTTCCATTTTCATGCTCCTATTTTAGTATGAACTACCGTTGTCGGGAAGGTAGGAAGGTGCTACCCTGTCTGAGTTATTAAGTATCGAAAGGTGAATGCAATGCCCGAAGTTGGAATGTTAGACCTGGCCAAAGACCCCGCCTACAGCACTGAGATTGTCTTGGGGGATGGGAAGACCAAACTCAAGGTGACCATGAGCCGGAAGGATGGCGAGGGGAAGGTTCAGCTCGAAGTGAACCACAAAGACAAGGAGCCCCAGATTCTGGAGCATGCCGACCTGTGCCGGTTGATGAAGGACCTGCTGATGGGGTTCTACCTCTCCACCGAGATGAAGGCCGAATACATCCCCCAGGAAATCCGGCACAACATCCGGCAGGCCGCCCGGTGGGTGCAGCAGCAGGGGGCCATGATCCTCCCCATGATGATGTCCAACTTTCTCGACGTGGAGACCATCAACGGGAAACCCTTCGCCATCGACCTGGGCTACGCCCCCAACATCACCCTGTCTGGGCTGATGGACAGCCTGGGCCGGAAGAAGGAACAGTGGGACGGCTCCTTTCGGCCGGTGATTCACCTGACCGAGATGCAGCCCATGCCCGAGTATGTCGGAGCCAACCTTGAGCCTGTCACTTAAAGACGAGCTGCGGGTGATGAGCCGGCTGCTGGAGCAACTGGTAGTCATGGTCACGGAGCAGAACCAACGCCTGGAGCGATTGGAGAAGCATATCCAACACCTGGGCTACATTCGAGACCACCCCGTGGAGGTGCCTGATGGATTTTCCCTATAAACACAGGTGGAAGCTGCAGGAGGGAGACCCCTTCGAGCTGTGCGGTCGGGAGAGTGCCTGGTTGGAAGACTACAACGGCGGGCCCGACACCGTCGCCAACTTCTTCTCCGCCATGAACGACTTCTTCTCCAATGGGAGCAACGCTGGAACTCCAGGGTCAGTGGGTTACGATGGAGACAACAAAGCCCTGCTTATCGCTCACGGAATCCAGCACGAGCGCCTGGCCCGGATGTTGGAAGTGATTTATCACGACTTGCAGGAAGTTAAGAGGCTTGCAAATAAATAGCCCTCCTGGACAACGTGACATCCCCCTTTTCTGTGTATATGGTGGTTAACTCAATGGTACCTCCGACCCCCGGCTAAGCCCCGGGGGTCTTTTCTTTTTAGTAGTTATGACCTATGCTGGGGCTCATGAGCCGCGCTGTCACACCCTCACTGGAATACGAATACGACGAATTTAGAAACAGGCCGGATCCCTTCGGGATGGCAGACGAGTTGGCCCAGGCTCGCACCCTACTGGTAGAATTTCGCGAGTCGGTCGAGGCCATGAGCCAGGAAAAGATTACGTTCTTCATTGGAGGGGTCGCCAACACGGTGGCTGAGGTGGTGATGGACGTTGTGGGCCACGCCCTGGGCATCCCCAAGGAAGACCGGCACACCAACAGCAACCTGCAGCGCCTGTGCGAATCCATTCGGCGCCGGCTGGTCGACCCGATTGCGTTTCTCTACGAGGAAGTTTTCGGTCAGGTATCCCGGATTACCAGCGATCAGGCCAAGACCATGACCATTATCCTCAAGACCATCGGGGATTTGGCCGATAAATTCAAGCGAATGAGCGATGGTGTGACCCTGAAGGTCAACTACGACCGGGAAACCCTGGATATGATGGCCAAATTCCTGGCTATCTGCGTCCTGCCCTACTGCTCGGGCGAGCAAAAGGGCATCATCGCCCTCCAGGCTGAGAGATTTCTACCGGGTATGTTAGAAGCCGATCCGGTCCAGGTGGTTGAACATGGGTAAAGCCGACCAGGTTCGGCTGATTCGCGGCGAGATTCCACCCATCCAGAGCGTATTTTTCGCCAAGATGGGCGAGATGCTCAAACATAATGCTCAGTATGCCCATATTTTCGCAGAGCGGTTTAAGCCAAACCCAAAGCAGCAGCAGTTGTTCGACATCTGCGACCACAGTGAAGTCCCTCCTGAGTCTGATGGTACGAACTTACCCATTCACGTCCAATGTTATGGGCCCACCGGTAGCTCCAAGAGCTACGGCGTCATCGCCTATGTTCTGCGACAACTCCTGAATTATCCTGGAGTTCAGGCGCTGTGGGTCCGCCAAAAGCTGGGCGACATAAAGAAATCCGCCTGGAAAGACGTCAAAAAATTCTTAGACACTTACGGCATCCCGTTTGAGAAGAACGAATCGGACCTGACCATTAAACTGCCGAATGGTTCCTCCATCGTCATGTCCTCCGACCTTGCTCTGACGCCGTCTGGCTCCGACAAGGCTGACTCTCTCGGCTCCACAGCGTACTCTTTCGTAGTCTTTGAGGAGGCGGACTCCATCCGGGAAACGACGGCCATCACCATGGCGGGCCGTATGCGCGAGTCCGTCGGCAACTTCCGCAAGGTTCTCTTCTACATCTGCAACCCGCCCGACGAATTCCACTGGCTGTACAAGTGGTTCTTCGGCTCTGACAACGATCCGTCCGACCCGATGAGCCGTTACCGGGCCCTGAAGTTCGACGTCCGCGACAACGTGAAGCACGTCGGTGAAGCCTACCTCAAGGGCATCGAGCAGGACTTCGCTCGGAACCGGTTTCTGCAAAAGCGCCTGGGTGAAGGTGAATACGGCATCGTGCCCAAGGGTGTCCCGTATTTCATGGACTCGTTCTACGAGTACCACATTCAGGACTTGCGGATAGACGGGCCGGACGGGAGAAAGATTTTCAAATGGAATCGCCTCTACCCGCTGCAACGGGGATGCGACCCGGGGGCCCGGGGAACGAGCATGGTGGTGATGCAGGAGGACCCGGAGTTGAAACAGCTCCGGGTGTTCTTCTGCCGGCTGGTACAGGATACCTATTTGGAGTCCTACCTCGCCGAAGTGCTGCCCGAGTTGAATCGCTTGTTTCCCGGCGCCATCTGGGAAGATTTCGTGGACACGGCGGCTAAACAGCGCACGGCCAACTCCGACAAATCCTGTCTGGAGATTATGCGGGCCTTCGGCATGCGCCCTCGCCATAAGCCGATGAGCGTGAACAAAGGGCTGGAAATTCTCAGCCGTATGTTCCGCACCCAGCAGATGGGGCGGCAGCGGGTGGTCTTTGACCCGTGGGGAGCCAAGACTCTCATCCAGGCTTTCCAGGGCGGCTACTGTAAGGACCCCAAGACGGGACTGCCGATTAAAGACGGCGTTTATGACCACTGCGTGGATAGTATCCGCTACCCCGTGACCCATATCTTCGACATCGGAGATTCTGGGGAACTGGAGCTACGGACCCCAGGAGAGTATCAGTCCCTCGAAGAAAAGTGGACCCCAGTCGCCGGGTATGGTACAAATATCTTCGCCTCACCGGCTGCAACGATGCAACGGGGCGGCTCATCCGGTGTCAGTTACAACAACCCGTATAGCAGGAGACGGCGCTAGTGGCATTCGTAATTCCGCCTCACAACAACTACATAACGGGCCCGGGCGAGCTGGATGCACTCCTGCGAGGTATGTCGCCCACCCCTGAGTTGCTACAGACGGAAAACCCCCCTGACCTGGATGAACAGGAACAATATAAGCGAGACTTAGTGACCTGTCTTCGGCGCGTGTGGGACCACGAAAGTGCAGCAAACTTCGACCGCTGGGATAAAATTGGAAGGGCCTGGGAGCTAGTTAATAACAACTACATGAATCCCGGAGACCCCGACCTCTCTGATATTCGTTTGCCCGAAGGGCTGATGCTGGTCCAAACGGTGGTCGGCGTCATCATGGCGATGTTTGAGCAATCCCAGGACTGGTGGGAGGCCAAGACCAAGATTCCCTCCAAGCAGTGCTACGTCAATCTGGTCAAGGATTTGGTCAACGACCACCTCGACAACCCCCGCTGTGAGTTCTGGAAAATCGTAGAAGAGGGCCTGCAGTCGCTGATTATCACAGGCCACGTCAACACGATGGTGGCGGTGAAGTACGGGGACACCCTGCAGCTTGGCCAGGGCGGGCCGAAGGACGAGGAGATCGAGAGCCAGGAGCCCGAGTCCACCCTCTTCGGCCTTTTCGATCCAGCTCCGCCCGGTTCTGACAAGCCCTTTATTCCGAACAACCGGTTACCGTTGTTGCATTTCAGAAATATTCCGAGCGAATCCGTTAACAAGGACACTTCGACCGAGAACCTTTACCACATCTGGTCCATTGATGCCCCCGTAGGGCTGGTGTTCCTCAACGCCGATAAGATGGGCTGGGACAAGGAAGCCCTGCTGCGAGCCAAAGCCAAAGGCTACCTCGGGTCGGGAGCGGTCGAATCCTTCGTCACCTCCGCCCGGCTGGACCGGCCCCGGGCTTTGGACAAGGCCAACTCGCGCCTGATGCGCCTGACTTTCCACGAGGGGCACCTACCCGACCTGGATACCGGCGCTCTCCTCTACGAGAAGAAGTACACCGTGATGGCCAACGAGTGCGAGATCGTCTACGGGCCGTCCGAGGTTCCCTGGTGGGACGGGCAGCCGACTCTGATTGACGCCCCTTTCATGCCGATGGCCCACGAGATTTACGGCAAGGGCCTTGTGTCCGAAAACACGGATACTCTCATTATGTCCGCCAATCTTCTCAACCAGATGCTGGACTACATGAATGAAGCCTTCTGCGGGGCCTACGAGTATGACCAGGACCGTATGCGCACGGAAGGGCAGCGGACCAACCTGAAGTTGTACCCACGCATGATGATTCCGGTGGAGAGCGGGGATTCAGCCACGTCTCCTCCCGTAATCCGCCGGGTGCCTATGGGCGAAGTTGCCAACTCCGCCTGGCAGGTCGGGCAGGCTCTGGATATGCGCAAGACCGCCGCACTGGCCACCGGAACTCTGGGCGGCAGCCCCCGCCCCCGTGGGCGCATGACCACTCAGGAAATGAATTCCCGTCAGGCCTCAGACAACACCATGTGGCGCAACATCTTCAGGAATATTCAAAACAACTGGCTGTCCCCGATGCTGCAGCTTGGCTTCCTTCGGCTGCTTCAGTCCTACCCTCGGGACTTGTGGAAGAAGTACGTAACGGCCAAGGCCGAGCAACTGTTGAGCAATGACCAGAGTCTGACCCCGGAAAAGAAGGCTCAGTGGAAAGCGGCCTACGACAAGCTGGCCAACATGTCCAAAGAGGAAGCCTATGCCGAGCTGGGCTCGACGTTCAACTTCTCTGTACATGTCCTGGGCAATACGATGGAGCGGCAGGCGCGTGTGGAGAAGGGGGCCTTCCTCATTCGCAACCTGGCTGTCATCCCCGGCCTGCTGGAGAAGACGGTCAATATGAACGAGTGGACCCGCCAGATGGTCATCGACCTGGGCTACGACCCCGAGAAGATCCTCCTCAAAGGTGGGCTGGAGCCGCCCTCCCCTGAGACTCAGACACCGACATCCACCAAGCCGGCGGGGGAGCCGTTTGAGGGAGAAGAGGACGACGTCCCAGATGTAACGGGTGGAGCGGGGGCCTTGCCGAATATGAATCTTTCTGGTGGAGTATTCCCAGGAGGGCCGGTCAGCCAGACACCTGGTATGCCCGGACCCCCGCCGATGTAGGAGGGTTTTCATGTTAGATGAGAAGAAATTTCCGCCGGTAGTAGATTTATCCCGTGGGACTAAACTACAATGGCAGAACCCGAACGTACCCATCCAGGTGCCGGGAGGGCCAACCAGTTCCAAGTGGGCTGCCAAAGAGCCAACTCTTTCGGCTGACCTGAATCCGTATAACGAGAAGGAGTAAGCCATGGCAAAGGAAATCATGACCTTCACCTCTCCCCAGAAGCGTGGAGCGGACCAGTCCACCACGTTCGTGCAGGTGAAGTACCCGGAGACGGCCGGAGAGCGCGACTTTCCGCAGGTGATGAAAGAGACCGCCTCCCGAGGTGAGGACAATTTCAATAAGATTCCCACGGCGCAGCGATAGCCTGTGAAGGAATTTGACCTGGATTTTCAGCCGTCAGAGCTGGGCGAGAAAGCCTTTATTTTGGCCCTCATTAACCAGCGCGAAAGTTTGCTGAAACGACTTGCAGAAGCCCCGCCTGATTTGGGAGTTATGCTCCTGCTTCGGGCGGAGGCTTCTGTGCTGCGTGAGCAGTTCAAACAGACCCGAATTTTGATTGAGTCGGAACGAGAGAACCGACGCAAGAAGTCCGAGCAAGGCGGTAACACCTTGCTTCAAAGCTTAATTACGAGGAGATAACATGGCATTCGGAAGCAATGGCGGAGGACTTTTTTCGAAGCCCGCCGATGAAGGTAAGAAATCAGTTGAGGAGCTGGAGCGGGAAGTCGCCGTCCTGCAAGAAAAGAAGGCGGCCTTGGAAGCCCAGCAGAAAATTCAACGAGACGCCTATCTCCAACTGAACCAATCCCACGCTGAAACCCAGCGGATGAACCGGGAACTTTTGAACCAGCAGCTCCAGCGCCAGCACCCCCAGATTCAGCAGCAAGCGCCTGCGGCAGCCTCCGACTCGGACAATTGGGCCAACATGGTCAACAGCCTCGGAGGCCATACCTCTTCGGCCCCTCAGCAGCAACAGCCGGCAGCGATCACCCCGGAGACTCTCAAGCAGGCGGTACGCACTGTCATCGCCGAAGAAGACCGGGCCGCTATCAACGCCACCACTTCAGAGAAGCAGTTCCTGGTACAAAAGGCCAACGAGTTCAAGGTGCAGTACCCGGACCTGGCCAGCAACGAGACCTTTACGGTCGAGGCGGATCGAGTCTACCAGGCTCTCCGCCAGGCGGGTGTAGCCCCCGAGCAAGCCTGGGCATCCTGTATGCAGGAGGCGGCCCACATCTGCAGCCGCTACTCCCCTCGTCGGCAACAGCAGCAGAAGCAAGAGGCTCAGCAAGGCCAGCAGATGGTCCCCGGTCACCAGTACATGTTCCCCATGGGCATGACCGGAGCGGGCGGTGGAAGCGGCAAGAAGGACCCCAGCGCCAATATGATCATCGACATGCGCCCGCCCGAGGAGCGATTCAAAGAGGCCGCGCTCGAACTTTCTCGGGCCCGTCAGGAAAAAGCCGAAGAATTCTTTGGTAAAACTCCTGGACGTTAATTTGAATTTTAGTTAATATCCAACCTAAGTCTGTTCTCGCATGTAGTAGGAGGACTACGCCGGCTTGACCGGCCCCTGCCGAGGTATCGCGAGGAGTAATCCTTAGCGAATCTCTATAGGAGGGTCTTTTTCCCATGATGAACAAAGCCAGTTTTTCTCCAGTCACAGCCCAAACGGGTGGCTGGTGGACGCTGAAGCTGTCGCGCAATGTGCGCGTACAGTCCCAGACGAAGCAACGCTTCCGTCAATTCGCCCGAATTCAGGAAGAGTTCGGGCCTCACGAGGGTGATACGTACCAGATCACCAAGATGTCCAACCTGAATGGACGCGGCCAAATCATCGGCGAGTATGGTAACGTGCCCGTCGCCGACTGGACCACGACCTACACCCAGGTGACCAGCTCGTGGCTGACCAACTCCATCGCTCTCACCCAAGAAGCTGACCTCTTCTCGGAGCTGAGCGTTGTGGACGCCGGCCTCATCAACCTGGTCAACGAAGCCAACTCCAGCCTCGACTTGCTGGCCGGCGCTCCGTTCAAAAACTGCGATGCCATCTACACTCCCACCGGCACGATGGCAAGTAAGACCTATGCATTCTCCACCACCGGCACCGCCGCAGCTACCGCCACCCGTAACGTGACCCTGTGGGATCTGCGTAACATCAACGACATGTTGCGTACCACCTATCGCGTCCCGTTCTGGGAGGACAACAGCTATATCTGCGTGACCAGCCCGCTGGCTCTGCGCGGAATCCGCGAGGATGCAGACTTCATCGACATCATGAAGTACTCCATGCCGAACAAGCTGCTCAACAGCGAAATCGGCAAGGTCGAGAACTTCCGTATGGTCGAGGAGACCAACGTCCTCTCCAACTCCCTGGCCGGCGGTTTGCTGGGTGAAGCGGTCTTCTTCGGCTATGACCCCGTGGTCGGCGTCGAAGTCTACCCCTTCGAATTGCAGGCAGCGGTGGCTGACCCCTACGGCCGCTTCCGCAACGTGCGTTACGTATGGCGCGGAGGCTACACTCGGACGTGGACCTATGCCACCGACGGTGAGCTACGCATCATCCGTCTCGGCAGCCTGTAATTTTTAGGATAAGGAGAGAAATTCAAAATGTTGCAATCCCCTACAGACGGGCGTTACCAGGTCATTCACGAGCGCATCGCCGCCAGTGATCAGGATCTGAAAGGCTCGACCGGTGTTCTGGTGAGTTTCCCGGTGACTCACAATTACATCCTCATCACGCAGTTTGGCTTTGAAATCATGTCCGCTCCCGGCGCGGTAACCGTGGCTGCCATTGTGCAGCTTTGGAAACAGCCTGTGGACAATGGCACGGCGGCCATCCTGAATTCTCTTGCCACCTTGACCTTTGACAACACCAAAGCTGTCTACGGTTTCCAGGTGGTCAGTGCGACCAACGGTTTGAACGCAGGCGCCAGCAACTCGCCGCCCACCCGGAGCTACCCTCTGGCAGTGAGGGGGGACGTGATTCAGATTCGTCTGACCACGGCCGGCACTGGAGCCGGGGCGCAGTCTGTGCGTCCTTGGTTCCACTTCCGCGAAATGCCCGCTGGAAGCGTCCAAGGATAATAAAGGAGAACCTAGCCTATGTATGTCGCCACAAAGCCAGCCTACCATTTCGGCGGAGAGGGCGGCGTAAAACCAATCAACATCCAGGATGGGCGTGTCTACGACGTAGACGGCAACTCTTTGGATGCGCAGTTCATGGCAGATGA